CGAGGACATCAACCTACGCATCGCGCGCGCGCGCGAGGATGGACACGACGCGCTGGCCGAGCAATGCCAGGTGCTGTCGGACACCCGGCCACGCGATGCCGTCGAGGTGCAATGGCGCAAGCTCCAGATCGAGACGCGCCTGAAGCTGCTCGCGAAGTGGAACCCGCGCAAGTACGGCGACCGGGTCGGCGTCGACCACGCCGGCGGCGTCAGCATCGTCCTGAAGACCAACGTCCCCGATGCCGAAGACGGACATTGAACTCACGTATGCGCCTCGAGCGTGGCAGCGCGAGTGCCACCTCCTGAAGCGGCGGTTCACCGTCCTGGTGCTGCACCGCCGCGCCGGCAAGACCGAGCTGGCAATCATGGAACTCATCAACCGCGCTGTCAAGTGCAGCCGGGAACTGGGGTTCTTCGTGTACGTCGCGCCGTTCCTGAAACAGGCGAAGGCCATCGCGTGGGCGCGACTGAAGGACAAGCTCGGCCCTCTGCGCGCGACCGGGGCGGTCGATGTCAACGAGGTCGATCTCGCCGTGACGTTCAAGCACAACGGCGCGACCATTCGCCTGTTCGGTGGCGACAATCCCGACGCCCTGCGCGGCATCCGCCTCGACGGCGCGGTCATTGACGAGGTCGCCCAGATCAAGCCCGAGGTATGGACGGAGATCGTGCAGCCTGCGCTCGCCGACCGCAAGGGGTGGGCGCTGTTCATCGGCACACCCGCCGGCATGAACCTGTTCGCCGAGCTGTACTACAAGGCCGGGAACCTCGAGGACTGGGTCGCGAAGAGGTACACCGTCAACGACACCGACGCGCTCGACCCCGACGAGGTCGCTCGCCTGAAGCGCGACATGTCGCCGGAGGCGTTCTCCCGCGAGTTCCTGTGCGATTTCAGCGCGGCAGGCGACGACCAGCTCATCTCGCTCGCCGACGCCGAGGCCGCGTCCGAGCGCGAGTACCCGGACGGCGACGTCATCGACTCCCCGCTGGTGATCGGCGTCGATCCGGCCCGGTTCGGCGACGACCGCAGCGTCATCATGCTGCGGCAGGGGCTGCGCGCCGAGGAGCCGATCATCCGCCACGGCATTGACAACATGTCGCTCGCGAGCCTGGTCGCCAACGTCATCGAGGATCGCGACCCCGACGCGGTGTTCATCGACGCAGGCGCTGGTGCCGGCGTGATCGACCGCCTACGGCAGCTCGGCTACGACGTCACCGAGGTCGCGTTCGGCGGCAAGGCGACCTACCCGAACCTGTTCGTCAACAAGCGCGCCGAGATGTGGTGGGCTGTCAAGGAGTGGCTCGAGGCCGGCGGGGCGATCCCTGACGAGTCGACGCTGAAGGTCGAGCTGTCGACGCCGACCTACTCCTACGACACGGTCGGACGCCGCGTCCTCGAGTCGAAGGACGAGATCAAGAAGCGACTGCAAGGCGGCGGGTCGCCCGACATCGCCGATGCGCTCGCGCTCACGTTCTCGTTCGCCGTCAGCAAGCAGTTGCCGCGCGAGGTGCGCGACCGCATCACGAAGCGCGGCAGCGACTACGACCCCTACGAACGGGAACCGTAATCGCATCATGGAGGAATAGAGTCATGGTCAGGCAGGCAACCGAACAGGACGTCGACCAATTGACCGCAATGGCACGCGAGTTCATCGGCTACAGCGCGTATGGCACGATGATCGCGCCAGCCGACGATGACATACGCACGGGCATCATCTCCGTCATCCGATCCGGCGTGATGTTCGTCGCCGAGGTCGATGGCAAGCTGGTCGGCGTCATCGCGGGGATCATCGCTCCGATGTGGTTCGCGCCGAGCATTTCGTGCGCCGTCGAACTCGCCTGGTGGGTTGATCCGGCGCACCGCATGACGCGCATCCCGTTCCGCCTGATTGCGGCGCTCGAGGAATGGGCAAAGGAATCGGGCGCGAGGCTTCTGTGCATGAGCGAACTCGTCATCAACGGCGAGACGCCAATCGCGAGGATGCTGTCGCGCATGGGATACGTCAACACCGAACGCTCTCACGTGAAGGAAATCTGACATGGCAGGAATCTCCACCATCATCGCCGGCGTCGCCGCCGGCATCGCCGCTGCCGGAACGAGTTACTCCATCGTCGCCGGCGAGCGCGGTGCCGCTGCGCAGGAGAAGGCGATGAAGCAGCAGCAGCAGGCGCAGACGGAGGCGGCCGCGCAGGCTCGCAGCCAGCAGCGGCAGTCGGAGATCGCCATGTCGGCAGCGAACCGCCGCAAGCCGAACATCGCCGCCATCATGGACAACGCCGCCGAGGGAAGCATGGGCGGCCCGTCCGGAACCATGCTCACCGGGCCGATGGGAGTCAATCCGCAGGATCTCCAGCTCGGGCGCTCGTCGCTCCTCGGAGGCTGACATATGAGCCAGTACACCGGAGACAACTCCTCGTATCCCGATGCTCCCACGCGGGATCGGCTGTTTACCCGGTGGGGCCAGCTCAAGAGCGAGCGCGCGTCGTGGCTGGCGCATTGGCAGGAGATCACCTCCTACCTGCTCCCGCGCAACGGGCGCTACTTCCGCCAGGATCGCGACAAGGGCTGGCGCAGGCACAACGCCATCTACGACAACACCGGGACGCGCGCGCTCCGCACCCTCGGCGCGGGGCTGATGTCGGGCGCGACCTCGCCGGCGCGGCAATGGTTCCGGCTCGCGACGCCCGACCCGGAGCTGAACTCGTACCAGCCCGTCAAGCTCTGGCTCGACGACGTCACCAAGCGCATGCAGCGCGTGTTCCAGAAGTCGAACACCTACCGCTCGCTGCACCTGATGTACGAGGAACTCGGCGCGTTCGGCACGGGCGCGAGCATCGTGCTGCCCGACTTCGAGCAGGTCATCCACCACTACCCGCTCACGACGGGCGAATACTGCATCTCGACCGACGCGCAGGGGCGAGTCTGCACCCTGTACCGCGAGTTCGAGATGACCGTCTCGCAGATCGTCAAGGAGTTCGGCCTTGAGAAGTGCAGCGTGTCGGTGCAGAACATGTACCGCACGGGCAACCTCGACCAATGGGTGCCGGTCATCCACGCCATCGAGCCTCGCGCCGACCGCGACATGTCGAAGCGCGACGGCAAGAACATGCCGTTCGGGTCGTGGTACTTCGAGGTCGGCGGCGAGGACGGCGTGTTCCTGCGCGAGAGCGGGTTCATGCAGTTCCCCGCCGTCTGCCCCCGCTGGTCGGTGGTCGGCGGCGACATCTACGGCAACAGCCCCGGCATGGAGGCGCTCGGCGACATCAAGCAGCTCCAGCACGAGCAGCTCCGCAAGGCGCAGGCCATCGACTACCAGACCAAGCCGCCGCTCCAGGTGTCGGCCGGCATGAAGAACCGTGACGTCGACACGCTCCCCGGCGGGATCACGTTCGTCGACGGCGCGTCGCAGGGAATCCGCAGCGCGTTCGAGGTGAACCTCAACCTGAACTACCTGCTCCAGGACATTCAGGACGTCCGCGAGCGCGTCCGTGGCGCGTTCTACGCCGACCTGTTCCTGATGCTGGCGACGCAGCCGAACACCCGCATGACCGCGACCGAGGTCGCCGAGCGCCATGAGGAGAAGCTCCTCATGCTCGGCCCCGTCCTCGAGCGCCTGCACAACGAGCTGCTCGACCCGCTCATTGACATCACGTTCACGCGCATGGTGCAGAGCGGAATGCTGCCGCCGGCACCAGAGGAATTGCAGGGCATGGACTTGAACGTCGAGTTCGTGTCAATGCTCGCGCAGGCGCAGCGCGCCATCGGCACCAACGCCGTCGACCGCTTCGTCGGGAACCTCGGCTCCATCGCGCAGATGAAGCCCGACATCCTCGACAAGTTCGACAGCGACCAATGGGCTGACATCTACGCCGACATGCTCGGCGTCGACCCGTCGCTCATCATCGCCGACAAGGAGGTCGCCGTCCTGCGGCAGGCTCGCAACCAGGCGATGGCCGCGAAGGAGCAGGCCGCCGCGATGGAGCAGCAGTCGAAGACCGTCCGCAACATGGCGGCCGCCCCGACCGGAAACCAGAACGCCCTGACCGATGTGATGAACATGTTCTCCGGGTACGGCTCGCCGTCCGGGGTCGAACTCTAAACGAAGGAACCACAATGCCCTACATGAAGGCCGGAACGAACCTCCTGTTCGACAGCACGACCAACGACGTCGTCGGCATCAAGGACGATGACGGCAGCGAGCTGTACTTCCAGATCATGCGGAACGAGCCGATCTACTTCGCCTCGACCGCAGCGGTGTCAATCGTCGCCCCTGCGGCGACTTTCACCACGCTGACCTATGAGGACAGCAGCGGCAGCGTGCGTCTGGTGAGCGCCGGCGTGCATGGCCTCAACAACGCCGTCGCGCAGAACAAGCTCGTTCGCGTCACCTGGGCTGGCGGTACTGGTGTCAACGGCCTGTACACCGTCACCGACGTCAGCGCGGCCACCACGAAGATCACCATCAACTACCCGTTCGCTGCTGGCCTCGGCACCCCGACCGTGTCGGTCGTTGGCACCGACATCACCCTCGGGTCGGCGACCATCCCGGCGAACCGAATCAAGCTCGGTATGGAACTTGAGATCGATGCGCTGTTCGCGATGACGGGAAGCGCAAACAACAAGACCCTCAAGGTCAACATCGGCGATGCTGGATGGTATTCGCAGGCGGTTGCCGGATCGAACGTGAGTGTGTCCCTTGATAAGCAGGCGTGGGCGAACACCGCCACTACCCTTGTCTCGAACGCCCTTGCTGCCCCCGGACACGGAGCGTCGACCGGCGCGAACGTCACCATGACGCCGACCGGCGGATTCGGAATCGCGCAGACGTTCGCCATCACCGGGCAGATCGCGACCGCGAACGAGTTCATCACGCTCGAGGCGTGGAGCTTCAAGATCACCAGCACGTAACGGGAACCGTAAGAAATAGACGCACAGATATCTTTCGGCCGTGAGCCAGTACGACCCTCTCGACCTGCGTGGGCAGGAGCGCGACAAGCAGAACCGCGAGCTGCGCGACAGGTTGGCGAGGGAGGCCGAGGAATCGGACGTCAAGTGGCTCATGGCGAGCAGGCGCGGCAGGCGGATCGTCTGGCGCATGCTCGACCAGGCAGGCGTGTTCCGGTCATCGTTCAACACCAACGCGATGACGATGGCGTTCTCGGAAGGCGCACGGAACTCGGGACTTCGGATGCTGGCAATCGTCCACGGTTGCTGCCCCGAGCATTACCCGACCATGATGAAGGAACAGACCGATGAGCGAACCAATGATGATGGAAACGGCTGAAACCACCACACAAGCCGCTCCTGCATCAGAGTCCCCGTCCGGCGTCGCGGCGACGGCCGAGAAGCTGTACGGGGGAGAGCAGAAGGCGACCACGACCCAGGACTCGCAAGCCGCAGACGCGGCCGCTGCGAGCAAGGCCGAGGCGACCGATGCGAAGACCGATGCGCCGGCTGCGGACACCAAGCCGCAGGGCGCGCCGGACAAGTACGAGTTCAAGGCCGAGGAAGGGCGAGCGTTCGACCCCGAGGTCATGGAAGCGTATAGCACGGTCGCCAAAGAGCTGAACCTGTCGCAGGAAGCCGCGCAGCGCGTCCTCGACGCTATGGCCCCCAAGATGGCCCAGCGTCAGCAGGCGCAGATCGAGGCCGTTCGAGCGGAGTGGGTGACCAACTCCAAAGGCGACAAGGAGTTCGGGGGCGACAAGCTCTCCGAGAACCTCGGTGTCGCCAAGAAGGCGCTCGATGCGTTCGGCACCGCCGAACTCCGCAGTCTGCTCAATCAGTCCGGCCTGGGCGATCACCCGGAGGTGATCCGGTTCATGTACCGCGCAGGCAAGGCGATCAGCGAGGATCGGTTCGTCGGCGGCGCTCCTGCCGTTGGCAAGGGCGCCCCGAAGGGCTTCTCCGATTTCGCTGACGTTCTTTACTCCAACACCTAATCCCACGAAAGGGGACAAGCAATGGCAACTCTTTCCACCTACAACCTGACGCTCGCCGATTGGGCGAAGCGCACCGATCCCGAGGGCCGCGTTCCGGTCGTCGCGGAACTCCTCTCGCAGACCAACGAGATCCTCGAGGACTGCGTCTTCAAGGAGGGCAACCTCCCGACCGGCGACCGCGTCGTCATCCGCACGGGCCTCCCGAGCGTGTACTGGCGTGCGCTCAACCAGGGCATCCCGAACAGCAAGTCGACGACCGCGCAGGTCGACGAGGCTTGCGGCATCCTCGAGGCTCGCAGCGAGGTTGACAAGGATTTGGCGATGCTCAACGGCAACACGGCGCAGTTCCGCCTGTCCGAGGACGTCGCGTTCCTCGAGGCGATGAACCAGACGCAGGCGACCACGCTGTTCTACGGCAACCCCGCCACCGACCCGAAGCAGTTCCTCGGCCTCGCGCCGCGTTACTCGAGCAGCACGGCCGGCAACGGTCAGAACGTGCTGAAGGCCGGCGGCTCGGACGCCACCAGCAACACGTCGATCTACCTCGTCGTGTGGGGCGACCAGACCGCGTACTGCCCGTTCCCGAAGGGCAGCTCGGCCGGCCTCATGCATGAGGATCTCGGCGAGCAGACCGTCTACAACAGCGATGGCACCCGCCTCCAGGCATACGCCACCCGCTACCAGTGGAAGAACGGTCTGGTCGTGAAGGACTGGCGCTACGTCGTCCGCATTTGCAACATCGACACCGATGACCTGATGGCCCAGAGCGGCACGCAGGAAGCCGGCGACTCGACGGCAATCATCAAGATGATGAGCCGCGCCCTGTACCGCATCCCAAACATGTCGATGGGCCGCGCGGCCTTCTACATGAACCGCACCGTCCACAGCGGCCTCGCAATTGCTGCGCTCGACAAGAGCCAGTACGTCCTGAAAGTGAACGAGGGTCTGTCGCAGTTCGGCACCCCGTACAGCTGGCTGTCCTTCCAGGGTGTTCCGCTCCGCAAGGTGGACGCCATCGTCAACACCGAAGCCGTTGTCTCCTAATAGGGGACAGAAGGGAATCCTCCAATGATTACTGACGTCCTCCTCACCGTTTCCGGCAGCAACACGCCGGGTTCCGCCATCACCGGGCAGGCCATCACCGCCGATGCGGTCAGCACCAACACCATCGACCTCGGCACCGCGCGCGACATCGGCGAGGGCGAGAAACTCTACATGGTGTTCACCGTGATCGAAGCGTTCAACACCCTGACGAGCCTCGATCTTGAGGTCATCATCTCGGCGAACGCGAACCTCTCGTCGCACACCGTTCTCGCCGAGACGAATGCAACTCTTGCAAACTCCGGTCTCGTGGCCGGCAAGCAGTACGTGGTTGCCCTGCCCCCGCAGATTGCAAGCCTCGGCCTGCGCTACCTCGGCGCTCGGTACGACGTGAACGGCACGAACCCGACGACCGGCAGCATCCTCGCCGAAATCGTCCACGGCATCCAGGACGGCCGCAAGTTCTACGCTTCCGGCTTCTCGGTGACCTGATAGGAGAACACGATGGCAAAGGTCAAGGCAAAGGTCGTCTGCTTCGTGGACAACCACTACCGTCACGAAGGCGACGTGTTCGAGTACAACGGCCCGTTCAACGGAAACCTCGAGTACCTCGAGGCGCCCGAGGAGAAGGCCGTCGAAGAGCAGCCTGTTCGCAAGCTTCGGAAGCCCAAGAACGCCGCGACCGAAGCATCGGAGTGATCCTCGGATTGTGACTTGACAGGAGGGGCGTCGGCGGGAAACCTCGACGCCCCTCCTGTTCCTGATAGGAGGCCGGCATGGCATCGGTCGTTGACATCTGCAACCTCGCGCTCGCACACCTCGGGGACGACGCGACCGTCGCCAGCATCGACCCTCCGGAGGGATCGGCACAGGCAGAGCATTGCGCGCGGTTCTACCCCATCGCGCGCGACACCCTCCTCCAGACGCACGCATGGAACTTCGCCTCGCGCCGAGCCTCGCTCGCGCAGGTCACCATGCCGTACACGATGTGGAAGTACGCATACGCGGTTCCCGGCGACATGATGACCGCCGTCGCCGTCCTTCCGCCCGAGGCGCAGAACGACTACGCCACGCGCTTCTCGCCGGCGGAATACCCGTACTACAACGCGAACTTCTCGCCGATGCTGGCCGCTGGGCAGTACGTTCCG